CTGACAGTTTTAATTGGAAGCAGTCGTCTATAGCGTGTATACATTCATGTAACAATGTATCTGCCTCCGCTAAGGGGTGCTGACCAGACTTTATTTTAATTGCATAATCGTCATAGTTGTACTCTCCCAGTTGTTCTGGGAACACATCTACAACTCTAATCGGCACTTCTCTGCCAATAATACTTAGAGAAGCTGGTAACATTATATACCTTTAAGCCTTGTCATACCACAAATAGATGGTCTAGTCAACCACCTAATACATGTAAGGCATGTTCAATATGCTTCTTACGATCTTCAAGTCCGATAGTACCACCATTGATACGCTTTGTCATAGTGAGGATGTCCCCGCTATCGGCATACTGATTGAGCCTGTGAGTCTGCCAGAACCATCCGGCAGTCTGGGCAGCATACATAGGTGTACGCACCAGCTCAGGCTGCATAATGAAGTCAACACCCAATGCCTGTCCAGCGTGGTAGAAATTATTCATGCCAGTTAGCTGTAAAAATCCGGAGCCACGGAACCTGAACCCATCCCCTGATGCCTCATCCCTGTTGCCCATACGATTGCCATAAATCCTATTGGCGATACGAACAGGCTGCTTCTCATAGGCTGCAGCTTCCTCAGGGGTGAAGCCCCATTGACGCTTAGGTGTCTTAGGAAACAGCTTCAGCAGAGTAGGAGCACGATAGTTCAAGTTCTCTTCCATGATGCGGAAGTTGCCACACTCATGTCCACATTGACCAATCCATGAAGCCTGTTGTGCTGGTGTAGTGATACCAAACCTCTGGAAGGTTTCATTGAATGCATCTACCAAAGAAGCATCAATCTTAAGTTGTCTTAGTTGTTCAGCGTTTACCATTAACCAGCTCCCTCATTTCGTTGTAGGCTGCGACACAGGCTGTGTGCTTGACGATGGCTTTGTCTCCTTCGGCAACGATGTCGATAAGAGTGTTAATAGTCTGTCGCTCAAGTTCGGCTGCATCAGCTCCGCTATCTCCTGTGGGAGGGGAGGCACTTGTGCTGGCTTGTACACAACTGGTGGTGGGGAGGCGCAACCTGCCAGTGTTAGCAAGCTCACGCATAGCAGACTGTTTGTTAGATATTTCATTCTTTGCCTTTCTTAATGCTGTTTCTTTATCAGCAAGTTTAGAAGTCATGTTCTTTTCTAGTTCACGGGCTTCTTCATTCTTCTTAGCTATCTCTATCTGCATCTCTTCGTCACGCTCAAGCCAGCCATAGTGATGACCAACTTGATATGTACCAAACAGTGCAATGGTTGCACTAATAAGTATCCAAGGAAGTGGTATAGGAAACATCAACCTACCTCTTTTCTAGCTGCTGCTATTTCCTCACGCTCATCATCAGGTTCTAAATGTTCTGGTGGCGTGTCTGGTGGTGGACCGGGAGTCCAGCTTTCGTCCAGCTCTGGGTTCTTCCACACAGGCATAGCACCAAAGGGCTGGCTAGGAAGGCCATAGGCAGACTGTGGTGGGACATAGCTACCCCCATAGCCACCACCCCCATAACCACCGCCACAAGGCTGCATAGGAGGCTGAGGAGGTCTAAACGCATTCTGTGCTGAGTTAACAGCCCTCTTACCTACAATGCCGCCAATACCACCTACAATAAGTAATACTATATCATTAAGCATCTTAGTATAGGCTTGGTCAATAGGAGCCATACTCTTAATAGGCTGTGTCACAAAGGTCACAGAATAGAGCAGGGCAAACACAATGCCAAACAAGATGACTGTAATAGCCACCACTACAAATCCCCAAACTCTAACTTCAAACTCTTCAGTTGTTAGCTTTGGCTTGGGCTGGCTTGGTGTCATCATTCTTGTTAGAAAGTCTATCAATTTGTTTCTCCAATATTGGTGCAACTAAATACTCAGGGCATGTCTGTGTGAATTGACATCTAGGTTTCTGACATTGCTCAGCCTGAAAGTTGTCAGGGTTTTGACAGAAGTATCTGTACTTTTCTTCACAACCAGTGAGCAGCAATAACAATAATAAATATTTCATACCATTACATCCACAGAATCTGCTCTAACCCACTGAGCTTTAATCTTCTCTTGAGCTTGACGATTTAGTTTCTCAAGATCTTTAAGATGTTGCTGATGAAGCACCCTTTGATACTCACGCAACATGTTTGCATTGTGTTGATAAGGAGTTACTTTCATTTACCAAGTCCAATCTTTCCAAGTAAAAGATTAACAATCTTGTCAGACAAGTCATCAGGCAAGAACTTCAAGAAGCCCAAGAAATACAAAGCCACACAACCATAGATGAATATCTTCAGAGCCAAGTCAAATGTCTTTTGATATTCATTCATCTTCCACCACATCTATTAGTAGTTTGACAGAAGTCCATCAATTCAGTTACACCAACAAACACTAAGAACAAAACAAAAAACACAGCACCAATTGCTATGGCTAGTTCATTCATCTCTTGTTCTTTTTGTTTAGCCTTCTTCTCTGCTGCTTTTAAAGCACTTAATTCTTTGGCATCTGCCAAGTCCATCTCAGCTTGTCTTGCCTTAATCTTGTTCCAGACATCAATCTTACCTGTCTGCATGAACAACATCTTTAGTTCTTCTTCAAATGCTCTAGCCTGTTCTAGAGCCATCTCAATCTGTAAAGCAGTTCCCATGTTGGAACCTTTACCAGACTGCTTTGCTTGAAGCATAGCCTTTGTAGCTACACTCCGAGCATCAAACATCTTGCCGATCATAGGAGCAAGAGAGCCTAAGTCATTGGCTACCTTGCTGGCCTTCTTGACCATGCTGATGGCACTTTGTATGCCAGCCAGTGCGGTGATAGGATCAATCATCGCTCAACCTTTTTCCATTCAAGGCATACAACTTTTCTGTTATATACATCTCCAGTCCATGTCCATCGGACACATCTATATTTCTCCTCTTTGGACCCGATAGGGAAAGATATTAATAATAAAAGTATTACTGATGCAACTTGTTTTCTATAGCCAGCCATATAGCCCCACAGAAAGCACCAATAATTAAGATGGGCTTCACTGCTCTAGCAAGCCATTCAAGCACAACAAATGCACCAGAGGCTGCATTGAAAGCAGCGACAACAGCTTGTGTGTTCTTATCTAACTGGTCTACCTTAGCTTCAACAGCACATAGACGCTCATAGATTTGAGTGTGAGTTACTTCATCTGTCATGATTTTTTCTTCGCTCATGGTGCGTCAGGCCAAGTGATTGTCCAAGGAAAACCTGTCTGCGTAGTGACATCACGCAAGGCTTGACGATAGGTAGCCCATACTGCTTTGTCAACAGGAGCATCAGCTACTTGTGTCCAATCACATTCAGCCAACTTAGTGCTACGTTGTTCACGCATAGCCTTAGCTTGCTCGGCATCCTTAGAAGCAATAGATTCAGCATCCATGTCAGAAACAGAATACTTTGTGTACCACTTTCCATCAATTTGCTCAACACCATTAGCAAAAGAAACTTGATAGCGTGTTGGCTGTGCTTGTGGGCCTTCAAAGACTACATCAGCACCCAAAGCCGTTAAGACTTCAGTTGTTGTTATGTCCCATGATGGGCCACCATTGGCTTTTGTGTATGCACGAAATTCACTTTCGTACATTACTTGTCCTGTTTGTGTTCTGATTTGCATGATTTTTCCTTATGCGATAGCCAAGAAGATATAAGTCTCGCCAGAAGCGTTGACATACCCATAATTGTTTGGAAGTGTGAAACCTGTAGAGTCAGGATCAATCCAATCAAGGTCGTAGGTTTGGCCTGTACTAATTGTGTTCTCCGGAACAGTCGAATTCAACACAAGGAACGGATCAGTGGCTGCATTGATACCACGAGCAGTATCAAATACCATCCAGTCGTATGCTTGGGTCGTGCATTTAATTAATACAAACCTAGCCCCGCTAGTAAAACCGCAATTAATAGTTAAACTACTACCTGTTCCTGTGTATGAGCCAACTTTGGAAACACCGGGGCAGGTTGCAAATAGATAAGCTACAAATGTTCCGGCATTTTCAAAAGTGTTTGAACTTTGTGTGATGTTAAAGTATGTACTAGTAGGTGTTGTTCCACCCCAGTATCCAAAAGGGGAGCTTACGTTGCTGTTGTTGTTTAGAACTGCATAAGTATTTACGCCTAAAGGTGCAGCGTAGACGGGCCAAAACGTGTTAGCGTTTCTGCGTTTAACAATGATTAACTCAGGGGGAACACCCAGATTGTGATAGATCGTTCCGGGATCAATTGGCAGACCGCTATAGCAAACCTCATCAAAGAAGCTAGGGGCACGTTTAAAGAAATATCCTACATAAGTTGATGGCAACCCTGCATCATTTATAATACCATCTCCATCAAGAATTCTAAAACCATCCATTCGGTCAAAAGTTCCAACAGATGTGTAATCTGTTTCTGCAGCCGTTGATGTTGCTGTCAGTCTTTTTGCGGATGTTGTATTTGCATTTCCACGAAATCTATCAAAAAACAAACTTTGTGGAGATGTTCCACTAACATTTCTTATGTGTGTAAAACACATATCTAGTGGAAAGCCTATTCCTGTGATAGTTCTTGCAGCATTATTTCCCGTCCAAGTTACTCCGTTGTACACAGTTGTCCCGACAGTAGGCACTTTCATTGGGCCTCTACGAATGGCAATGTAGATAAAATCTTGGCTACTACCAACATTACCTACAGTAAATCCTGTAGAGTCAATAAAACATTCATCAGCACCAAGTCCTTGGTCTGCACCTGCAGTATTTGGGTTTAGTTTGCATGCATTATAAAGAACACCCAAGCCTCTCATATTGTCAAACTGCATCCATCCTTCAGTAATATTTGTGCGCTTGATAATTACAAACTGAGGCTCCCATCCAAGGTTAACTCTGCCAGATGTACCACTTCCACCAGTATTTAAACTTCCACACGAAATAACATTGTCTGTACCAGTTAGGCCAAAGCCTCCTGCGTCATGGGCGAATAGGTAGGCTACGTATGTTTGTCCAGTTTCGTTTGTGTTAGCCGCATCCCCTAATGAAAAAACTGTACTAGTTGGTGCGGTGCTATTCCAATATTTAGCTGGAGTGTTTCCACCGCTTCCTGAACCAGCGGCATCTGTAGCGT